CATAGCTTCCACCCTTAACAAACTCAGGTTTCATATCAAGATTCATTTCTTTAAGAACCTCTCGGAAATCCTTTAGCTCTTCTGGACTCATCTTGCCTAGTGGGTTTTTGAACATACCCGGAACCGACACATCGCTAGTTGGTCCGGCCATTCTTGATGCTTTACCCCACACTTGGGATGGAGTTGGATTATACCCAAGTTGGGGAACACTAAGTTGGTTTCTAGCTGCCCCCCTCAAAATAGCATCTGGATATGATGGAACACTAACATTGCCGCCAAATAGTTTCTTCCTCCAATCATCCATTAAACCTTTCCAAGCCATTACAGCGCCCCGTAATTAACGTGCTTGATACCATCAATCTCTACGACAGCATCAGGTCTAGTCTGCTCAACCTCTTGAGCCATGACACCTCTACGCCTTACATCATCACCAATGAAGTTGAAGTGATAGACGTTATGACCTTTCCATGTTCCATCAGGTACTATATTTTCTTTAACTCGGATATCAGAAGGCATAAACAATGAGGCGATTTGGCCTAGCCCCATGAGCGTACCCATAGGATCACTTGGCGAAGTCTGAGTAGTGGTCCCACCATAGTTTCCACCGATCATATTCATGTAGTTAGCCAGTGCCTGTTGCGGTGCATTCTTGGTATACTGATCTCTCATCATGGCTCTGTTGATACCCTGCTGGGTCATGTCCTGTCTAGCCTGACCAACACCACCGACAGCTTCAGCCATTCCAAGTGGCGCACCCATTATGGATGGGTACATTTGACCTGACTGTACGGCTCTCTGTTGCGCTGTGTTGTACGCATTGCCGTAAGCCTCTGCCAGGGGGAGGGTCATGCCAGAAGTGACAGCACTGGAGATCGCTTTGTTCTGTACGAGATCACCACGGGTAGAGCCTCCTGGCTGGTATCTCACTAATGACTCTCTAATCCCAGGTAATATATTACCAGTTAGCTGACTCTGGACCTTCTGTCCTAATGCCGCCGCCAGTGGATTAAATGCCGCAGTATCCACCTGACCGCTAAGACCTGTCTTGAGAGAGGATTCAGCCTGTCTCTGCATATCCTGTGGTCTGGTACCCATAGCATAGTTCATTGCCATACGCTGTGAGGCTTGCTGGGCAGGATCAAATCCCGCCTGTGTAGGACCGCCATAATAGGCTGGACCTAATGGGGAGCGGTTGTATAAATCCTGAGACCTCTGAAATCCAGCCTTCAGATATTCCTTTTGCTCATCCCACGGCTCTGTCTTTGTTACTTGTGTTCCGCCACCTGCCATAATTTATCTCCTATTCCCAGCCTTTGCCAGGACTAAAATCTCCACCTGTCCAGCCACCTTCATTAAGTCCACATACCCTGTTCGCCACCGAAGTTACCCATACCTCTATCCTCTCCACCACCAGCGAATGTATCTACCTGTCCTGCTGCAAGAGCATCCCTCATTGCAGGAGTAAGGGATGCACCTTCCTCTTGATAGGCTCTGGTCTGCATAAAGCGTTGAACTTCTTGAGCAGCAGCTACTCTATCTCTAGCAGCTTGAGCCTGTGCTTGCTGCGATGATGCCGCCTGTCGTGCCGCCTCAAGACCAATATCTGCCACTGTTGCTACTTGCGGGGCTGTCTGTGGTGCCACTGGTTGTGCGGCTGGTGACCATGTTACATTTGATGGAATATCTATTACCTGTTGTACCTTAGTATCTGGAGCAGTATAAGCAGCTTGTGTAGAAGTCACCTTCTCTGGACTCCATGCTGTACTGCCCTCTGTTTTAGCAATAGCATTTTGAAGCATACCAAGAAATGATGAGCCTTTTGTCTGTCCTTGATGATGTTGCACATCAATCATCATGCCACTACCTAGATTATCCGGGATATCTGAATAAGATTTCCAACCATATTTTCCAAGTTCTTCTTGTGTAAATTGATCAAAAGACTTAAAGGATTTATGTATTCCGCCCTCATCCCATACTTCCTGTTTAATAGTGCTTTCTGGTGCCCATCCGGGATCACCAGCACCGCCGAGAGATAATGGGTTGAAATTCTCAGGTGACAGTGGGGAAGCATACGGGGCTGATGGGTCTACAAAACCACCAAGTCCTTGACCAGTTCTCTGTAATCCTGCCAACAAGCCAAAGGCTTCAACCGGACCCATATCCTCCACTCTCTGATTATAATTAACTATACCGGGCCAAGTATTGGGGAAAATTGGATCAGTCTGACCCGGTCCCCAACCATATTCTGGGCCAGCCCTACTGTCCCTTACATCAGCAGTCTCCGATTCAGTTGTAGTAGTATCTGTAGTGTCTGTAGTATCTGTGGTTGTAATACTGTCAGTAGTTGTGTCAGTACCTACACCATCAACAGTCCAATTTCCTCTACTATCTACAGTGGGGATTGTATTGCCGGGACCATACCCACCAGCACCAAGATACATTGGATAATCATAATCCCAAGCTGGGCCACCAGCCCTCTGCATGACATATTCATCATCAGTGGTTGGTCCTGTATAGGTTGGCCCTACAAGATATTCACCTAATGCTTTATAGTTCGGGTCTGTAATACCACCCGTGGCAGTAATGCCATCAGTTACTGGAGTACCTGTTGGTAATGGATTAAGTATCCCATTGTTTGAAGCATCTGTAGCTGAAGGAAATGTTCCCGGTGGAAAGGTTCTCATATGCCCCCATCCGGCATCACGATCTAACTGGTAAATGCTATTTCCTATCCTGACGCTATCCCCATTTTTTAATAGACCCTTGCTAGTAGCATAGTCTACATCCGCCTGAGAATCATATACAGGTAAACTTGAATAATCTTGTGTTGATCCGCCGCCCATATTATTGCATCCTGTGTTTTAAGTTTTTAGTATAGACAATGTAAGTATCCTTCCAATCGGGGAGTAGTTTCTTCCAGCCTTTTCTACCCCATAGTTCCATACCAGAGCATCCAGTTTTTATTGCGAAAGACTCTATCATGTCGTTAAATTCATATAGCTTTTTGAAATCAGAGCCAGCAATTGAGATTATTCTCAGTATCTGTTTTTGTGGGTAAGTTACTATCTGTGTAACCATAGCGGAGTGCATCTCATTCTCTTGTGGTTCAAGATAATCATCAGTTTCAAACTCACCCTCAGTATGTTCCTTCACCTTTTCAAGCAGTGGGGCAACCTGTTCCCAGATATATGCAATATCTTCAGGCTGTACGATCTGTGCTCTCAAAGTTTTACCCATGCTGTTGTAGATTCCTTGAAGAAATAAATTCCTTCTCCAGAACCTGGGTCCCAATTACTTCCATCTGCGTATCTTATGTCGCCACCTCTTGGTCTGTCTGGGGCCACATGGGTTCTCTCAAGCCTGAATATTGCTTGGTTTAATACAACATTAGCCAACCTCTTTAACTCACTAACGACATAGATTCCCATATCCTCTGGGTTTTCTGGTGGTGATCCGGGTTCATAACGAGTGACAGACTTTACTACCCTGTCTTTATAGGTAGCCATTAATAACTCCTAGAACCTCTATTACCGGCGTCCTGTACTTCTAGGGCGTATCCATCCAACTTCCAATCCATGTTAGCATCGGATTCAAACTTAACCGCATAGTATTTGCCTGACCCTCTAACAGATACCTTAGCTTGCGAATCAGGATTAAAGGCTACTGCGCTACCCCATGTAATACCTTCTTCAGTAGACATCTGGGTACCAAGGTAGACATTGATGGTATTCGTACTGTCGATATTCATCTTTGGATAGATGGCGGTTATTCTCTTGACAGTTGTATAGTCTGGCTGACCTTGAGAATTCATAGATAGACCAGTACGCTCAACATAAGAATTCATAAGGGATGCATCTTCCTTGAATCCAGAGTTATCTCTATATATCTTGGTATTCTCAGGAGAAGCGAACATAAGAACATTCTCTACTGTTGGATAGCTCATCGTCCACGGGCCGCTGACTGTTACCCATGTGGGACCATTGTATGCCACGGCATTTACAGCATGGGTTGCAGCAGTTGTGCTATTTACCCCTCTCGCAGATATAGTTAGGATAGTGGATGTCCTACTTGTATAAGTCATCTGCTCATTATTAATGATGATGTCGCCAGATGGTTCAAAACCTGAAGCATCATCTACCGTTAAGATTGTACCGGTTGCGCTGGTAGAAGTAATAGCAACTGCCAGTGGACTCGTCATAGCCCCCCATGTGGTCATTACATTAGGGTCTAGGATATTCCCATAGCCTATATGCCCCAAACCCGGCAAGTCTCTGATAGTGAAAGTATTCTGATTCCAATTCCAAACAATAGATCTATCTGGTTGTCCTGTCACACCACCATCTTGAGAGAAACAGAATAGCATTTCTGACCTTCCGTAATCAGCCACTACAAAACTTCTGCTTATTGCATCCCCATCAATAGTGGAGAATACATAAGACCTTAATTTAGGTGGTAATATGGGTTTTATGGTTCTACCATCATTTATATAGAAATCACCATTGCCAAAGATTGCATGACCGCCGGGGTATTCAGCAACGCAGTTCTTGGCAATAGCACCTATTGTTGGGGAGATTTGGCGAAATGAAAAGATGAACGGAGTTCCAACATACTGCATGGAGTAGATGGAATCTTCCTTATAGATCATAAAATTGTCTTCTAACTGAAGACCATCTAATATCTCACCCTTTGAATCAGCTAATTCATATTCCCCGGCATCGACTGTGGCAGATGTCTCATCCCACGAAGTAGGAGTCGTTTGAATAGCAGCCTCTGTAGACCACTTTACTACCCTTGGATAATTAACGCTTGCAGGCCAATTATTTAAGTCCTGCATCAACTGCGCCGTCGCCGGAACACCCGCCGCTAATGCCCAATACTGCGGATCATCCACCTTGTTGGTCATTATGAGTACACCACCTATAACCGTGACACTCCAATTCTCAGCAGCGGTAGCAGAATAAGCACCGCTTGATCTGGTTATGTTGTACCACTTCTTTGTTCTCGTTACTACTACATTATCTAAGTGAGATGCAGCGGTTGAGGAATTAGCACCCCTAGTACACCCAGTAAACTGAGTTGCTGATTTACCAGTATAGGTTATCTGTTCAGCACCTATAGTTACAGTACCGGCAGTTTCAAAGTCAGTGGTACTATCTAATGTAAGGGTCGTAACCGACGCATTAACAGCCCCATTTAGAGTATCTGTATTTGATGTATTATCATAAACATGTATAGCTGCAAGACCACCTATTATCCAGTATTCATTAACACCCGAAACAAGATGAGTAATATAGTAGGGTGCAACAGGAACTGTCTCCATGACGCTGGC